TCCGTGACGCTTATGAGGCGCACTTCAAATCCCTGAAACTTTCGATCCCTGAAGTGGTACATACGCTGTACAGACAAGGGATACTCATCCGGTACGGGGACGCTCTCTAGCGTTCCCCGCCGGATCGAGTCCGAGTGAATCTTTTGCTCTGCTTCAAAAACAGTCATCTACCCGACAATCGAGAGTTCCTCGACAATGTACTTCATAAGCCGATGTCCGGCATAGTCATTGATGCCTGGTCGATCTCCCCAACCGATAGCTTTTACAAAAAAAGTATCGCAGGGCTTTTGTTCAATATCTCCCATTGAAGCGATGATATCGGCAGCGTCCTTACTTATGAACTCAGCCGTTACCTGGGCATCATTAGGAAAGATGCGCTTAAACGCATTTTCAACGCGCTTCGTAAAGCGCTCTACATCATCAAACCTTCCATGCTCCTCGGGAGGGTAGAAGTGGTAGACGATGTCTCCACTATCGTAGGACCACTCCGCTCGAAAACAGGAAGACGTAAACTTGTCCCACTGCATTACTGCTTGCTCGAGACCGATAGTGCTCTGTGCGCTATCCACTATGCTGGGCTCCATCTAATACTCCAACTAAGGCCGTATTCTGGCCGTCTTCATCATCCTTAACATCGTCATACGTCAAGAAATTGGTTTCTGACTCTACCGTATCGAGCACAAAGCGAGAGCGCCAATGCTCGACATAATCAAAGTCATCCCCATCTGCGGGATTCACAAGGTCTTGTCGGCTGGTGAGAGCCTCCATCGCAACCTTTGCAAGCATAGCCATAGCTTGTGCAGAAGAGGCTGTAGCTGATTGTCTGGAGAGTTCCACCATCTTCGAGCGAGTAATTCGGAGAATGTCTCCGAGATACTCAACGTCGGCTATGTCATCTCGCCTATCTAGCCCTCTCGCTCGGATCTCCTGGCGACGCTGGAGAGCTTCTTCTACATCCCTATCAGGTCTGTAGCGCAGGTACAGCTTCCAGTCCCGAGTATCCATATGCTCGGTATCCCAAAATACCTTCCTGTACATGGAGAACATTTCAGGAGTCAGTACGATGCCTGCTAGGGCGTCTACGGCTTCGGCAATCTCGGAATACGGAACATCCCTAAGGATTCCTACCTCTAGTTCAGAACGAACCTGGGGATACTCAAGCAACTGAGTAGCGCTATGCAGAAGAACGGGGTTTTGCCACAGTTCAAGCAGGTCTCTCTTTTGGAGCCACCTACGGAAGGCAAGATTGGTCTTTAGTAATGTCTTGGACCAGGACTTGGGAATCGGGCCTAGCTTTGTCGCAAGGCTTTGTAACCCTTCATCCGAGGGGTAGGGCAGAGCGAGGTCTTCCAAATGCTCCTGGATGGAGCTCTCCCGTTTCGACATCAAGTAGTCGATATATTGGGAGTGAGGAAACCGCACTAAACACCTTCTGGAACTGCCGCCTTCAGCTGGTCTGATACCCGACGAACGTACTGCATCGCAAGTCGGATCGGCTCCGGGTCTCCTCTGAGACCCATTCGAGTAGCTACCAGAACCTCTGCAAGCCGGCTGGCTGTTTTTTCTATCTCAGGTACGTACTCTTGAATTACTCGAAGGTTATCTGGGTTCAAGAAATTCAGTGCAAGTATCGTATCTAACGTTTCTCGATCGGGCGGAAGTGCAGCGGCAAGCTTTACGATCTCGTCCCGGTAACCTAGGTCCTCGGGAAAATCGTTGTGCTGCTCTACAGCCCTATCAAGAGCTTCCTTCCGAAGAATACTCTCAAATTGAAGCTCTACGGGAGTAGAAATAACCATTTTGCGGGATACAGCAAGTTTATTCAGCGACTCTTCCGGATCTGCCACACCAAGAGCAGCAAGCACAAATTCCGTATCCTGCTTGTCCAGCGGTGTGTTGTGTACACCCGCTAACTGGGCTCCTCGAAGGATATAGCGACTGTCTCCGTAGGGGAGGAGCTCTACGGAACCCGACTTCTTCAGAGAAGCCTCTTTGTGGAAGTGATATTCATCAGCAGTCTTGTACGCAGTTCTTGTGTCCGTAAATGAGACGAACCCAGCCTCCTTGGGAAGAACCAAACCATCTTCTACAACAGCTGCATCCTGTACATTGCCTAGATGCACTGACGCCATCTGGCCCGTCGGAAGCACCACCTGGTAGCTCCAACCCCCATCAGCTGCACTTACTTCGGCAGCAATCTTTACTGGGGTAGTACCGAAGTACTCTGCACCAGTGCTCCAAACAAAGGAACCATGGTCGTGCACGTTAGGAAGTGTACCTGTTCCTTTAGGGGAACTAATGAACTCCCCACCAAGACTTGCTTGGTAATTGTAAGAGTCTCCATCTGACACTAGAAAACCAGCAAGCTTCGTACCCGACGAAACTTCCAGGGGAGCCTCAATAACGAAGGAAGGCCCATCACCATTAGCGCTAGAGGTCTTATAGAGCCCTGTTCCAGAGATAGGATACTCTTCTGCAAGACAAACTTCTGCACAGCCTGGGACAGGATTAAAGGCCAGTACTCGTCCTCGAGAATCTACAGCAGCAAGCTTCTCAGTCCCAACAAGCTGCTCCGCCTCGAAGCGAGACAGCAACTGTGGTTCTAGGGAAAAGAAGTCTCGAGAAGCAGACTTAACCTGGTAGGTCCCATTCTTCCTCGCCTCAATATCAAAAATATCAGGCTGGATAAGAGCATTTACTGTACTCCGCAGCTGCTCTATTCCCATAACAGGTGCATTAAGTGCCAGGTCAAGAGAAGACTGAACCTCCTCACTATTCGCTCGGCGTAGAACCTCTGGTGAGCGAACCGCTGCTGCAAACTTTGTACGAGCCTCCTCATCTGCAGTGGACGCTGCCAGCTTTAAGAGAGTCTCTGAAGCGGTTTTTACGTTGGCATTGAGGCTTACGTTTGTTCGGCCTGTAGAGGCAGGAGGTCGTAAGTAAGCGTTCAGGTTAGGGTTAACCCGAGAACTCGAGGGCTTCGCTTGCTCCCTGTCTCCCATAGAAAGATTCTCAAACACAGCTGCGAGCTTCGTCTCCGAGAAGGGAAAGATGTCATTCCCAACCATGAGCACATCCAGCGGATCCATCTTCCTATCTCGAATAGTGACAGGAATTACTACTGGGGGTTGCTCTTCACCTGGGCGGGTTGCCTGGGAAGCGGTTTTCAGGATAAGCCTACCCGTCCCGTATCCACGAGCCTCGTCTACTTTCTGAATATCCAGAGTAGTCGACAGATCCTGGAGCATCGGAATCTGCCGATACGCCTCCTGAAGAATACTTCTGGACCAAGAAGCGGTCGCAGGCGGAAGAGGCAGAAGCCCCGCCGCGGTTTTCGTTAGGCCAGTTTTTAAAGGTCTTATAAGCCCCATAGTTCCCTCAGGGTGCCGTCGTAGATTGCAGGGTTGCGCTCAATTCATCAAGATTCTGCTGTATAGCTCCGAAATCGGAGCTTACTTGTTCGAAGTCTACACCAAACAGACCATTTATAATCTGCATTGCAGATGGCTCACTATTACCAAATGCGGATGCTGCGGAGCCAGACAATAGTGATCCCGGTGTCGGGAGTTGTCCAGTTGTGGCTATTAACCCCAGCCCTATTACCATAGCATTGCCGGTTAGTGCCTCTGGGGGATCGGGTGAAAACTGGTTCTCACCTGTACCAGTCTCCCAAACAGCACCAGTCATAGCTTGTCTTATCTTGCCTGCGGCATTGGAACCAGAAACTGCACTACCTGTTGTGTCCCAGCCTAGTGGTGTAGGTACTGGCACTGTAGATCCGGAGGGTGTAGTTACCATTGAGTTCTCGGTCAAGAAAAGTACGTACAGGTTGTCGCCGAGACCTTGCAGGATGGCGACGACAATATCGATCATCGCCATAATCTCAGTTATGACTCGGGTTATCTCCTGAAGCTTTGCTCGAATCGCAGCAATTATCGCCTCTTGTCCTTTTTGAAAGGACGGTGGAGGGACCAAAGCGCTCACTGCTTTATGTAACTGAGCAAATAGTCCACCAACTGGGGGAACCAGAGAAGGTAGGGAAATGGGACCGTTCCAGCCCCAACCTGCCGGGGCCGGTTCAAGAAGTTTCCCATCTTCTACTTTGAGCCCATTAAGTGTTGCCTTTATCTCTGCAAGGTCTGCAGCAATCTCCGGGCCGATGGCCCGCATTGCATTAGCTACCCGAACAAACTCTTTATTGCCGAAGAGTTTCCCAAGGGCTCTCATCATATCCCCGGCATCAGTGGGGGTCTTGGATCCGGCAACTAGGAACATTCCCGTAACGCTTTGATTGCTTATTCTGTTGGGGAATGTCGTAGTTACTTGTTCGATATACCCGTCAATACCAGTACCGATCATTGGGAAGTCATCGTCAATGTGGCGCTTGTTGACATAGGTCGCTAGGAAGTCACCAGAAGCAAATACGGAGCCCGTTTCGATTTCGAACCAAATCTGCCCCGTCTTGTAACTAACCGTTCCTGTAATGTTCTTCCCGGCTAGTGTCCTGCCGGAGAGGGCCCCACTACCATCATCCTCAATGCGCCTGCTCGTTTCCCCTGGGATCGTTATCGAAACCGTACCTTGTTTGGGCTTTTTGGTTAGTCGATGTCCAATGGCAGTGACCGCTCCATCACTCGTGCCAACAAGCTCATCAGCTACCTGTGCTGCTGGACGCTCTTCAGCAACTCTAAAACGTGGGTTTCTACGTATATTGTGCTGGAAACTAACCAATAGGCCGGAGTGGACGAACCCCTCCATTTGGTTAATTGCTTCGTGTAGTGCAGCCCGTACTGGTTCTAGTGGATCTGGAGTAGACATCATGGCAGCTACTTCTATAGCGATGTCTGCCAGAGTAATTCCGGCCTCCATCATCGGCTTTATGGCGTCATTCCATACCGTGCTGAACGCAGAGAGACCCTGCTGAAAATCAGAAAAACCCTGGTTCTCCTCGATATCTTGCGGAATTATCGATAGCCATTTAAGAGGCTCTGTCATCGCTATGTCTCGTTACTTCTTCGCTCTCTCGAGCTGACGAAGGACATGCTTTTTGAGCAGATCTCTGCCCACCATAGGGTCTCCCCCTATGCGGACGCGCTTAATAGGGGCGCGAACTGCTGAAGACACTCCCTTGGGATTTATCATCCCGGGGTGACTGCCGACCATTAAAGGAAGAAACAGCAGTCCAGCGTAGTTCTTCCCGCCAATAGCCTTCCCAACAAGCTTTAGCGGATTCAGTTTTGCAGTCTTCTCCGAAGCCACCTTCGGTAGATAACCAGCTTGTCGAAGAAGGTCTGAACTCATGTCTTTCCTAACTAAGCAACCCTGTAGAGATTCCAGAGGCTGCTCCGGTACCTGATGCTCCTGGAGTGTAAACCACTGAGGGACACATTAGCGTATTGAGCGCGGAGTCTACCCCAGCACAAACACCGCCTAAGGTTTTTAACATCTCTGAAGATACACCGGTGACCGTATCATTCGGCTTGAACCGGCCATCCGTCGTAAACTGCGTAATAGCCTCCGCCAGAAAGGCTGCGCTGAGCCCAGGAAACTGTCCTGGGAGTATCTGTGCTGAAGCCACCGTTCCCGCAGCATGACTCTCCACCCAGGTAACTTGAACATTGTTTTTAAATGTCTGGCACAAAGCATTTACGAGCGACCCCATAAAAGAACTATCACCAGATTGTGGCCAGGTAGCTAAACCTTGTGCGCGACCGAGAGAAGTTGGATCTGACACAAAAGTAAGTGGAGCAGTAGCTACTGTTGCCCCTCCACCGAGTACCCCACCTGTAATGGTGGACATTAGGGTAAAGCCGCTCGTGGGGTTTACTACGGAAGACTGAAAGGCACTTACTAAGTTACTTACGATTGCGTGCGTAACTCTAAACTCGGCTATGCCTTTGTCGGTGTGTGCACGCTTCCCATTATTCATCTGGGGGAAGTCGAGAAGCATCATCCCGTACGCTTCTTCAGTTACAGCAGCCGGTATGTACGGCATTAGGACCCTACATCTACTTTGACCGACGCAGTAGTAAGCGCAGGACCCACCGCTGTACCAAGTCCACTGCTGGCTACCACACTTGTAGATCCCATGATTGGTGCTCCGGTAACGAAGCAAACTGGGTGCGTCATTGTCGTAATAACGCCTCCCATAGCGCCTGGGCCATTTAGATGCAGCGTCCCATCCGCAGTAATCTGGATGTAACTACTATCTGTCCCAATCCTCCAGGCCCCGGAACTCATTCCTATTAACTTTGCCGTGCGAGACGCCCAGTGCAACTCTGCGCTACCTGCTGTTTTTAGTTCCAGTGCGGAAGCGGCGGCGTCCTTGATGAAAGGGGTCTGAGTACCAGCAAAGATCTGAATATCTCCCAGAGAATTTCGCAAGACCATCGCACCCTGGTTCAGGTGTACCCGGTACCCATCGGTAGCGTACTCAGAGTTTGAAACGGTGAGGGCTGAATGCTTGGTAATCCCCTCAGTAAAACTACCACCTACAACGGATTGCTTGTCTTCGGAACACATCTCGTTAGACGGGCCACCGATGTTTACGGTGCTCGCACCATTAACCTTTACGGTAGAAGGTCCACTTTCTACGGTACTGAAGCCAGTTGTGATGCTGGTGGCTCCACCATTTACAACCAGGGAATACGTTGGAGATCCTTTTAGTTGGTTCGTAGCAGAATCTATAAATTCCGATGTCCCTAAGGTTGTGTTCTCAGTAATACCAACAAGCGTCCGCATACCCTTCTGAACGTTCAGTATCTTCACCTGCTCGACAATCTCTTCCGAACCACCCGTAATGTGCTTCTGCTCTTTACTCGCCTTAACGCTGAATGCACCGTTCTCCACATTGATGTTGTAAAAACTCTCGCAGGTAAAGGTCTTACCAGCATCGCTTCTTTCGAAGATGACACCTTCTCTATCAATACGGAGGAGGTAGTTTTCTGAGATTATCTCGCCCATCTGGTCGCCTAGTCGGCTGTCGTCACTTGCTCCAATGGCAAGCCGATACACTATTCGACCAGTTTGTTTTTTTCTGGCGTTCGGTAGGAACTTGCCGTGGTCCTCTTCCACGTATCCAGCGTCAAGCTTCACTACGGGAATATCATCGGTGAACTGCTTTACATGCAGCTGAAGCAGTCCAGGGACCCGTTCTGCTCCAGTCTGGGAGGGATCTCCCTCTGCAGCAGAGTATGTACCTACATAGGGCTCTCTATCATTTGCCAACCTGAACGAACCGCCTGTGGTGTGGAGTTCGTAAGACTCAGCAAATTCTCGAATCAAGTTATTGAGCGGAAAGTAGAACTTCTTACACGCTGGGCCTGCTCCCATTTCGAGGACGCCAGATCTCCTAAGAACAACATGAGCGCCTTCTCGTGACATTAATAGAATGTCACCCTCCTGCATTGGAGGCCGCCTATTGCGGTGGCTGCTCTCATTGCTGTCTATCTCAACACCATCATCCGCATCATCGTCTCCAAACTCTTGTGAAGTATCGGGAGCTGGTCTAAACCCAAGAATGGTGGGCTTTGAACTATCACTTGGGTAGAGGATGTAGACCTTTGACCCTACCTCCGGCATGACATATATGCCCTGCCCGGCAGAGTCGTTCAGGTACGTTGCCATCAGGGGTATGTCAGTTTCTACGCCTTGGTCTGACTCCCTGACCGCTGAACAGAGAAAGTTCTCTTCATCAACAGAAACTATTTCCCCGAGAAATACTCTAGGAGGAAGCAGTTTTGTAGTGTCTAGGGAGTATGGGCTCGACATCCGGTACTGTCCTAGTACATCGCAGGATTAGGGCTTTGGTTGAACTTTGCCCCCCACCCATAGGCCGGTACGGGGTGGTAGCTATTTGTGTAGGACTTAAAGCCATACTGAGCTGCATCAAGAATGCCTTGCTTAAGTTCTGTAGCCTGCAGCCGAACAAGGAAGTCATCAGAAATCCTGGGCACCTTCTCCGCGGAGAGAAGCATGGGTCTAGCCTTCAACTTGCCACCAGCTTCTTTATTGAGCTTCTTGTACTGCCCACTACGGATGATGTCACCGTACAACAGTTCCGGGTGCTCTCCCGAGTCTGTGACCTGCATTCGGTCGGTAAGTGCTCGAACAACCACCTCAGTGTGCTTCCTGAGTAGGTCTCCGTTAGCGCCCCTAACGAGAGTCCCGTGAATTTCATCCACAAGCAGGTCTTGTAGTGAAGGCAAGTCTCCGGTTGCCTCTAGGAAGTTAAGAGGATGTATTTCACCAGTCTTTGCCAACTTATCCCCAGGATTGACCACCGTTCCTACGGAAAGAGGCTCTCTATCAACGAGCAGGTCTCCCTCATCCGGCATGTCCTGGAAGGGAACTACCTTGTAGGTCTTGCTCTGTCCCTTTTTACCTAGCGGGTCTACCTTCACTTTGAAGATTCCAGAGGGAAGCTTTGTCACCTCGGACACCTTCCCCTTGAATTCCGCTACTGGAACGTGTTCACCAGAGGGCTTCTCCCGAACGTCTACAAGCTTTTGTAGCTTCAGGAACATGTTCTGAGTTCCGGCAGCTTTGCCTTTAGCCAGCCCACCGCCGTGGAACACTCGCATACTGAGCTGCGTTAGGGGCTCACCCAGGGACTGCCCGGAGATAACCCCTATGTTTGTACCTACTGAGTAAAGTTCCCCACTCTCACTTATTCCTACGCACTTCGCACATAGACCATGCGAAGCCTCGCAAGTAAGAGGACTACGAACCTTTGCTGTCTTCTGCCCCTTCTGCTTCCAAGAAGAGAGCTTTGCTTCGGTGACCTGACCGCCGGTAGACAAAAAGCGTCCTCTTAAATCAGCGGACCGAGATGAGCCCTTCGCACTATCCCTAAGAGGTAGGGGAATACCTTTTTTGGTCTTGCAGTCCTTTTCAGTAATTAAGAAGTCCATTGTGGCCTTCATTACGTGCTTACTGACCATTCCTGGGTCACGAACTGTTTGTACTTTTTGGATGATCCCTTTTCGAGCTCCGTGCAAGGACGTCATGTAGGACCCGGCATCCAACCCCTCTGAGTAGGAGCGCAGGATAGGTACAGGAACAACCTTATTCTGAGCAGACATGACCAATACAGGAGCTGCAATCATCTGCTGGAGAGAGTTTGTATCTCCTCTCGAACCAGAGCGAATCATGTCGAACAGGCGGTTCTTAGATGTCCCGAAGTGACCAGCGAGCATGGACTTCTTTGAAGCTGACGCACCCTTTGGCGACATCTCTAGTTTTGCGTCTACCTCCTTGTACAAAGAGATAACCTCAAGCTCCTTCTCTTCGATAGGCCTATCTGACTGCCAAACCCTGTCTTCTTTTCTCCTAGCTGCGGCAAATACTTTATCCCGGAGCGCTTTGTTCGGGACCCGGAAGTCTTCGAGGGAAACACTGAACCCACCTCTAGTCGAGTAGGCGTATCCCAGATTCTTCAGGGTGTCCGCTACAGCAGCAAAACTATCTTTATCCTCTTCTCCAACGGTACCTAACGTCTCTCGCAGTACCTTCTTGTTGTAAATGCGTTGCTTGGAGAAGGGCACAGACCCGTGCTGCAGCATGATCTTCTTGGTCTTATCCGATATTCCGGGAATTGCTGATATGGCCTGGTCAATAATGAGCCGCCCCGGCGTAGCCTTTTTGCCAGCTACGGTAACTATGTCATCCATTCGGAGTTCATTTCGCTTGTACGCGATTGTTACGTCTCGGTTGGTCTTAAACGACTTTCCTGTCTCTCGACCCTTTCTGGACAACATGTAGAGACCGAGAAGAGCTTCCTGTGATGGGACAAACATCGGGAGGTTTGTAGCCGGACCAAACAGGTTAGCGCTGGGCATCATCCGATATGCCTCGAGCTTTGCTTTGTCCTCTAGCGGGAGGTACAGCGTTCCCTGATCCCCATCAAAGTCTGCATTTAGAGGTGCGGTTACCAGAGGATGTAGCTGAATGGATTTAGCTGCGGGATCTCCCTTCTTCTTCTGGTAGTTCAGCCTCGGTCGGAAAGCCATGATTCCGTACTTATGCAGGGTCGGGTCTCGCTTGAAGAGTATTGGGCGTGACTCCATCTCCCGTTTAAGTTGGTCCATCGCCGAGCTATCTCTCCGGTTCACCAACTTCTTCGCTTCGATGGGTCGCTTTCCTGCCCGAACAAGTCGCTTCACAACGAAGGGTTCGTAGAGACTCCAAGCAATGTCCTCTGGGATACCTATCTCATCCAGACCTAATGTGGGTTCTGGGATAATCACAGACCCCGCCGTAAAGTCTTGTCGGCGCTTCAGTACTTCTCTCTGGAAGAAAGATTCCTTGGGCTCAGTCCCTATTAAACTTTCTAGAATCCCTTTATCGCCTTCTTTCAGGTACCTCTTAGCCGAAGATGTAGAGGGCCCTTGCACTAGACCATGCAAAGCCTTCATCCCTTCGTAGATAGCTCCGCGGCTCTCTCGAAGTAGGGGCGTATTATTCGGATTGGAGATTTTTACGTCTCGATCCTTGGCGTCTTTCAGTACGCCGTCATACCCCGACAGGTTGGCAGCAATAGCCATGTAGTACCTGTTCAGAGCATTCTCAGATTGGTCTTCATCATCCCGAATAGGTCTAAACTTCGGGGGAACCACGGGTACAATCGATGTCGTATACGCCTCTACTGGGGAAACCTTTGCTGCCTTAAGGGCCCTAAGAACCCTCACCCTCCGGGTGTGGTAGTCCCTGTCATCAATCTTCAGCTCTTTATCCCGAGACTTCGCCAGAGATTCCTTAAGCTCCTTGTTTACATCGAGCTTCTCCAGTGCAGCTACAATGGCTTCGGGACCAGTCTTCCCATCAACCATCAAGTCTCCCTCTACGACCTCCGTAATCGCCTTCTGTGCCCTCTGAGCGTAGGGATCTTTTGCCTGTGTGAGTCCCAGTAGGTACGCGATCGATTTCGCATAGATGGGCTTAGGGAATCTCTGCGGGAGTTTGTAGTGGCTCCAGTAGTGCCCGTGAATGCCGCCAGTCTTTGCAGGGTCGTACAGGCTTCCAGGCTGCTCCTTGTAGCCCTTGTTGGAGTACTGGGCGAGGCTGCCTTCCGAAGGATCTAGAGAACCCTTGCTGGCCGAAAGAAACTGATTGTCAGTAAGAGGTAACACCTGGAGGCTTTCGCCGTTCTTCTCCAGATCAACACCCATCACATTCAGATAGGAATCAAACTTGTCCCAAACGGGGTGTTGGTGTGTCGATATTCTGGGAACTCGAGAGCCTTCTACAATGGCGTCATAGACAGAGCTATTCCATGCGAAGTCTCCGTCGAAGGGACCGCCAGACTTTGTGCGGATCATCTCCTCGAGGTTCTCTCTAGCACCATGAGCTAGCATCGAATAGAAGTTGAGTTCTCCGAGCCTTCTCGCATCACCAGAAGGTGACCCTGTAGTCGGATTCACCTTTCCGGCATTCCGAGCACGAAGCTTGCCAGCAACCTGGTGCTTCAACTTCATGATGTACTGCGGGCCAGCAAGAATCGTATTTGGGTACGGCTTTCCGGTGTCTGGGTCGAGTAGGACTTCCTGGTCACTTAGCTTGGCAGACTTAAGTTCCGACAGAACGTGCTCAAGGTTATTCCGACCGCTGAAGTTCTCTACCTTGGCGACAAAACCCTTATCGGTCTTCCGCTTCTTTTCTACTACCTTTGCCAGGCCAGTCTCTAGGACCTGGCCGATGTTTACTCGACTAGGTATTCCTGCCGGATTGAGGAGGACGTCTACGACCTTTCCACCACGATTCTTCGGCATCTTCGCGTCTTCAACAACAGCTGTTATGACGCCTTTCGCTGCGTGGCGGGAGACGATCTTGTCTCCGACCTCGGCCGGCTCTTCTGTTTCAAGCAGTACGGTGTACTCGATAACAGGCTTTCCTAGGCGCTGACGTACCTTCTTAATTACGTCTACTACCCTGGCAGAGTTCGTACCCTCCCAATACTGAGACACATTGCCGCCACGACCCTTAGATCCTTTTAGTCGCTTGGCATACGCCGGTGTCTTGTCGATTAGGGTCGCAATGGGCTGCCCAGGCTCTACCAGGGAGCCTTTCTGAATAACTCCATCCTCGTAGGAGTCGATCTGCGATGCGCGGAGCCTGTCCTTGAATAGCGAGGCAAACCGCCTTGCGCTTGTGTACTGGTCCTTCGGGTGTACTTCGAAGTGCTCTTCGTACATGTGCTTACTGGTTAGTTTCTTCGAAGCACTCTCCGAGATAACAATCCCATCCTCAAAGGTACGACCCTTCCAAGGGAGGTAAGCAACAAACAGATTTCTACCTAGAGCTAGGGCACCATCCTTACTGAAATTCGTATCTGCAAGAAGGCTTCCCTTCTTTACTCGGTCTCCTACTTTCACCCGAACCTCTGAGTGCAACATGCTGTGCTCTCTAAGCGGGTACTTGTAATACAGAGGGACCTGCACAGCCCTGCCTATGGCGGGCTTTATCGTCACGGTTGCTTTGTTGCTTTTCTTATCGATATCTATGGCCTTGATGCGACCGGATACCGGGGCTCGTACTGATGCGTACTGCCCTAGGCTCTCTTCAAAACTATTGTTCGTCCCTGGAACCTTTACCTGCACCATCGGAGCTTCTCGACCAACCAGGGACACCGCCTGAGGTATCTGCTTTGTTGCCATGGTTACTCGGTTGCCGTGGTTACTCTCTAAAAAAGGAACCAGGTTGGTAGCCACCGTAAACATCTGGTGGGCTCTCGGGATTACGTAGTCCACCTTTTCAGGGGAAACTCGAACCATCCGGTCGCCGTGCTGGGCGTTTACTAATTTTCCCTTCGGGGTGGGCTTCCCACGAGTCCAGGTGTACTGGTCTGGGTATGCAACAACCCCTGCCTGCACCTCAGCAGGGGTAATGTCCCGAAGCTTTCTCTCCTTCGCATCCCATAGCTCTGATTCAATTACCCCAATCCCTCCCCTAGAGGCTCTCTTGGCTCCGATAGCCATGTGGAGGGTAACGCCTGACCTATCAGATTCTGGTGTCTGTAGTGGATCTAGGAAGGTCAGATGACTAGGGCTTATGAGCTTCTGCTCGAATTTAACTATCTGCGGCTTCAGCCCGCCGTGTGTCTGACTTATCGGGGTTATCTTTGTTGCTTCGCTCAGGAAGTCTATGGGATTCACCATAGGAGGCTGAGAGCTGAGGTCGTTTGTAGATGTATGTAGAAAAGAGCTTCGTACCTTGTCAGAGACGACCTTCCGAAGAATCTTGTCAGCACTGACCTGCTTCTTCTTCTTCTTCTTGGAGCCCAGTCCTCTAGAAAGTTTATTTCTGAGTACTCCTACAATACTGCGACGGACCCTTGGGTCGTAGAAGGGCTCAGCCACAAGATCGTCAGGGCCGGCCACCTTCTGAAACGCTAGGCTAATCCTGTCGTCAGCTTTTCTGTCACCTTTTGAAGTCTCTACGAGGTTCTTAGCTGCTGCTGCTAGGGCCTCGGGCTCCAGCTTGGAGTACCTCTTTCCTAGCAATACAAGACTAGTGAGCGGGTCGAGCTCCATATCTTGTATGCCTCGAAGGAGATACTTCCGACGCTTTGGCCCCTTCTCTGGCAGGTCAGGGTCTGGTCTCCGATACACATGGTCAGCTAGGCGGTCCAGGGTTTCGACAAGGAGTTCCTCCTCGGTAACGCCTGAACTTTTTACCTGTCTGCCCCACTTATCCTTATTCGCCTTTAGTACGTCTTCTCCCCAACTCTTTTCGAGTTCGGAGTCTGAGACACCCATCTTTTTCAAGATGGGATACAGCATAGGAGGTCGTCGGTAGCCACCAGAGCCGCGCTTTATTGGGTTGAATGAGATCGCCCCGGTCTCGTCGGTTGTGAGGGAGAAGCGGAACCCTTGCCCAATACCTTCACGGCCTGTAGTTGCCGCTGTAGTTAGTTTTCCTTTTGCATCTCGTGTAGTGAAGAGCCCATGCCTCTGTCGCATGAGGTGTGCCATCTGGACTTCAGCGGTAGCTTTGTCGGGGGACCGAACAAGGTAACTCAACCGATTCGTCATTATGGGGAGGTCCGCTATGCGGGTCCCGACTGCCTTATCGATTACCTTGCCATCCTCCTCTATGAAGACATCTGCAAGAAGTGGGATAGAAAAGTTCTTCCCGTGAACCTTTGCATCTCGCTGACTTCCCAGGTCATCGGGATTCTTTCTTCGACGCTCATCAAAACGGAGGTTCTCTACTCGAACGGAGGTTTTCCCAGCAATGGGCTTACTTCCCACCTCTTCGAACATGTCCTCAAGAGCAGCAAGAAGCTTCTTCTCTGTAGACCTCTGCACCGAAGCCGGGTTTAACGCCCAAACAGGATCTGAGTCTCTTTCTAGGCGTAAAAACGACACGTAAAACTACCCAACAGTTAGCGCATATCTCTTAGAAGGAGGTATCCAATCGATGCTGATTGTACCCATAGTGCTGTCAATGATGGGAGGCTTTGCATACGGACTTATGCCGCATGCCTTTAAGTCACGCCCATACCACCCTGACGACGGGGCGGTCGATCCTCAGGAAGAGGGCGCATGTCCTGCTGAGTCTCGGCGAGTCGACCCTGAGCCTCGCCCTTTTGGGACGTAGGAAGTTGCGTTACGTTAGTCGCCTCAGGTTGCTGTATAGCTTCCTGGGGCGACTGCTCCCCCCTAGCAGAGTCCTCAAGGTATGCCTGGGTCTTCTTCTGGTACATCGTTTGGAGCATTCCCATCTCCCCTGAGATGTGCGCCTCCTCCATCTTCTGGTTCAGTAGAACTGCTGCCTTCACACGGTTTTCTTTATTTATTCTCTCTTGCTCTTCACGGAAGCTCAGGTCCATCTCGCCCAGCAAGGTCTCGTCGGAAATCTTGCCATTGGAAGAGAGGTTCATAAGGATCTGCTTGGCCTGTACATCGTCACCCATCTTGAACGGGGACATCTCTGCACGAACCAGGGGTAGGCCCAGCACTCGAGAGAGCATAGGAATAATGAAACTGTTCAGCATCCTGTGGTGCTGGAGTCGGTAGGTCATGAGGATGTTTTCCAACATCTTCAAAGAGACAGACGACGAACTCCATCGAAGACCCCCAAAAACCATCTCCTGAGGCACACCCATACCGGCCAGGCGCTGTTTACTAAGCTCTTGGATCTCCTGAACCAGTAATAATGCCTTACCCTGTCCACCAAACTGCTGCATCTGGAGGGGGAGTGGGAAGATTGGGATGTGATTAACGTCTCCTCGCCACTTTCGAATCTGAGACTCAACCTCCTTCTTCCACTGCGCTAGGTTCACCGTACGATAGACGTCGATACTTCCCGTACCTGCCGGGGAGAGCCACCGCATAGGCACTACATGGTCATGAAGAATCGCCTCCTGGGCTTTCTTCATAAGCTGTATGTAGTAACCATCCTTCAGTGTTGGGAGAATCGGAGGGAATCCCCAACCCATCTGCGTATCATCCACAACAATACTCGGAGGCTTGAAGTGGAATAGGTTGGAGTTTTCGAGCTTAAAGCTGATTCCCTTTCGGAGAGCCTCGAGCATTTCTACCGGGGTAGACGCAATTGCCTTTACATCCCCGCTGTTGAGCAGGGACTTGTACGAGTTAGGAATGTTGTACCGATAAACATACTCACTGGACATCGGGTAGTAGGTGATGTCGATATCTCGAACATTCCACCGCTTAAGCCGTGTATTCCTAGCTGAGCGTATGTACCTGTCCTCAACATGCGGCTCTGAAGTGTGCCGGCACTTCGGGCAGATCAGGCTGAACCTATACTTATTGAAGGTCCAGTCCTTCCTCGCCTTAAGGGCAGTGAGGTCAAACTCTGCCTCGCATGCCTTGCACTTGAGAAACTTTTTAAATGGTACTCGAAGAGAGACTATGGAGTTCCCGTACCCGTAGTAATCGAGACCAATCTCAATCTGAAACATCTCCATTTGGAGATTATCGTGCAGTACCTCTTCCCACTTACGCTTTATAGAGGTGGGTATGTTTCCCCCATCAACTCCGGTAAGGCGGATAGGGGTAATTGGGTACGTCGCCATCTTCGACGCAGCTGCTGAAACCAGTGGGTCAGCAACCATCGCATAGAGGCACGCATCAAAGAGTTGCTTAATTCCCTGTGTAGGGAGTCGCTGCTGCGCTACATCGAAGAATGGGTTGGGATATCTCTTAGAGGTCTGGCTCGCAGTGGCGCTCGCACCTGCCCAGGGAACTCTATACCCGGTGTTAGGTCCGAAACTCATGCTGCAACTCCCCTAGCGAGGTAGGTATCTACCGCAGACTTCGCACGTTTCCAAATTTCCAGCTGCAGGCCGATATCGTACGAAACCTCACCGCCCTTAAGTGCTTGCTCAATAGTAGCTTTTGAGGGCATCTCGGCCTTCCGATTCTCCATGTAGCTGTCAATTATGCTTTGGGCTCCTTCAAGACCTGGAGGAGCTAACCAGCATCCGTCATGGAGGAGAGTAGCAGTTGCGTACGCTAAGACCTCTCCCTGGAGAGATTCTTTTGGGACTACCTCTTTAATAGCCGCTACCGCCACAACCAGCTCTTCTGTAGTAATCGGCTGTAGAGCGTCAAAATCTGGAATTACTCCATTAACTGCGTTGGCAAGTTTTTCAAACATCCACGCATCTTCTAGACATCTCTTGGCGGTAAGCAAGTCCTGGATAAAGAACAGCTTTGCCGCCGCGAGCGGGGAAACGGTTGTCTTGTACGTTTCTCGTAAAGCACCGTGGATACTGGAAGGTAAAAGATTCTTCCAGTTAGGTCCTATGGATGCTTCTACTAGCGAAACAAGCGCACTTAGTGGTGCACTCCCTTCCTCCAGAAGGTTGCGTGGGTCAAGCATTGTTCCTCACGCAAGCATGCTTGTAAGGGCATCTTTTTCGGGATCTGGAAGTGCGTTCACTACCGTGGTGGGATCTTTTTTGAGGTCATCGAGGAAGCGGTCGCCAAACACACGCCGCACCTCGGCTTCCTTACCAACCAGTTTGTCGAGGAAGCTGTCCTCTGCACTGGCTGTTTTTACATAGGGCTTATCCGAAGAGTAAACCGTCTCCCAGGGATCTGGGACCTTAGCTCCCCAGAATCGCTCCAGGCCATGCTCCTTATCGAACCTCGTAAGGAGACGAACCATCGCTGTAGGCTCGAACTGAGCGTGCTTCTCAAGGATGTATATCGCCTGGTCTCGTGCACCGGAGTCCGTAACCAGGTGCTTACGAAGATTCATAGCTCCCTGGAAACCTGCGCCGTAGGCAGAGCCAGAGTAGGAAGCAACCTTCCCAAAAACAGGGACCCCCTGAGACTCCATTCGCTCTCGAATAGCTACAGCAACTTCACGAACCTTCTCCAGAGGAAGGCTGTGGTAGTGCAAATCAAACCAGTCTCCAAGACCAGCGGCTTCTTTTACTGGGTCTTCCCTAACAACTGTCTTCGTTGTAGGAGGTTTACCGACGACTACGTTCCCAGAAACGGCCGAGTCTGCCCGGTACGTAGGGCCCTCTACATCGTAAAGAATAGAGGCTCGCTCGAGGTTGACCGAAGCTACCTTCCGCATTCCTTCAGGAAGGCTTCCTCCGTACAGGTTAAAGGATGCAACAGAAAGTGTGGTGCTCGCGGCATCCTTGCAGAGATAACGCCGCAACTTAGACGACCCATCCCGGATTACGAGAGCAAATCTGTTGTCCGGAACACCAGAAAGCTCCTCACCGCTGTGCACAGAAGCCGTCTTTACCGCTTCAAGCTGTTCATCACTCAGTGAGTCGAGTGTTCCCAAGGGGTCATCATAAAAATCGATCATGTAGCGACTCATTAAAGAGATCTCCAGCCAGTGTAGCTCCGAGCACTTTACCGCATGCGTCGAGGCTCTAGACAATAGAACCTAGAAATTGGCGCATATCTACTTTGAACACATAGCAGTAAAGGAGGTATTGAGTGTTCCGAAAACCTAGTGGGCACAGCTCGTCGGGTCAATCTTCATATTCTAAAGCAAAGATTGATCTGACTAAACTGGGGTCCAAGGGAACCCCAACAAGTACGACATCTCGTTTATTTGGCGGGCAGAGTAACAGCTCTTCCGCGACCAACTCAAGATTCGGTATTCCGGGATCCTTCGTAGACAAGAGGGCTCAGGAAACAGGCTATTCGCCACCGGGAAGTTCTGTCGAAGACTTCACGCGACAAAGAATAGAAGCCAATAAAATATTATCAGCTAGTGGGCACCGACTTCAGGTCCCCCCTCCTCCTCCACAGTACGTAGTCCTCCAGCAGGAACCGCAGGAACAAGAGGTACGTTACGTGTATGTGGATTCCTCAGGATCCCCCGTGAATCCTAAGGGTCCTATTGGGCAACCGCCACCAGACGCAGTATTTGCCCCCTATGTCTCACCGTTCAAATATCGTGTAAAGCATCTCGGAGTCGACTTAGCCGAGGGTGTGCTCTACACAGCATGCATGGTCTTTGGCAGCTACTTAATGAACGGTCTCTTCCGTTCATTGCTAGAAGACAACCCAACCCCAAGAAAGTATCCACAGTGACTGAAGCTTACCGCTGGGTTTCCAAGAGGGACGTAGGTGCCCTCACCCAGGAAATACTAAAGAAGAAACTGACTATCCCCATTGGGGACCAGGAAATGGGTTTCTACCTGGAAACAGGTTCAGCCCTAGGTATCCCTCTGTACTTTGACGAGACCTCTCCTCCTTCGCCAGAGGGGGGAGAGGAAGTCTACTGGCCTGAGCCGGCCATTGAGCTCTATGGCTACCAGATGGAAGCTATGAAGGCGCTCGAAGAAAATGGTAGGGGCATCTTGAAGATGGCCACCGGCTCTGGGAAAACATTAACTGCATTGTGTGCTGCCGCTGCTTCTGGGAAGGCCACATTGGTCATCGTGCACAGCAATGTCCTTATGCAGCAATGGTGTAGCACCATAGAAAAAACATTCGGTATCGAAGCCGGCGTTGTTCAAGGCCCCATAAAGAAATGGAAGTGGGATGCTTCTCCAGTCGTAGTAGCCATGCTGCAAACGCTGGGGACGCACATGGGTAACGAGCCTAAAGGTTTTAGAGAGCGCTTCGGCAACACCATTTTTGACGAGGTACACCACCTACAGGCAGAGCATTTCTCCAAGGGTGTGTACTACTCGTTGAACAACCGATGGGGTCTGAGTGCCACGCCTTTTGGAAACCGACTTGACCAGGCTATACGCTGGAACTTCGGAGACATCGTTTACGAGTACAACGATCTCCCCATTAAACCCAGTGTGTACGCCCACTGGTTTCCTGCCCCTTCGGACTACAGTGCGGACCTCCCATGGGGCCAACGGATTCTTCTAAGCAACCCGGGCCGAGTTCTGACCTGTCTAGAGCTTACGCTTAACCTAGCTAAAGAAGATCGAAGTGTTCTGGTTATGAGTCCTACCGTGAAATCTCTACTCTCCTTGAAAAGAGGCTACGAACAAAGAGCCACAGAGGCTGGTATGCCATGGCTCGTAGAAGAAGCGGGGTTGCTTACGGGAAAGACACCAAAGCCAGCGCGACCATCTGAAGTAGCGAAACTAGTTCTATTCGTAACGCAGCACACAGCCCTAGCAACCGAGGGATTAGATCGACCTCAAACAGAAGCCGTCATCGTGCACGGGTCCTGTATGGGCAGTCGAACCTTCCACCAGATAATAGGCAGAGCTGCCAGACGCCATGAAAACAAGACCCAGGCCGAAGTGCACTTTTTATGTGATGACTTTGCCCCTTATAAACACGCCATAGAAAAACGCCTTAGAGAAGCACAAACGAAAGGTCTGGAGGTGACATGGGAAGCCTCTACAGTACAGAGTCCCAACTAGAAGCATTACAAACGAAGTATTCAGACTGCACAGACTGCAATCTACATAGAGATAGGCACCAGGTTGTTCCCGGGTACGGGAGCAGTACCTCAAAACTACTCATTCTCGCTGAAGCACCAGGACACACGGAAGACCGCAAAGGAATTCCGCTGGTAGGTAAGTCCGGCAAACTTCTGGACCTTGCGCTAGAGCATTCCGGCATAGAACGAGACTCGGTATGGACAACGAACACAGTCCTCTGCATCCCGAAAGGGGTAAAGGGGCCTAGGAGTGTTCAGGCCCCAACCGCACCACAAATAAAAGCTTGTTCAGAGCGCCTACACAAAGAGGTGTACGCACTGGACCCAGTAGCAGTCCTGGCTCTCGGGACTACAGCGGTGAAGCAGCTGAAGGGAGCTGCGAATCTACGTTTGGGTACTGCAGTCGGAAAGGTTTTCCGTCTGGAAGTCACTGGTAGGCACATCTCGAAGGTGTCCTATCCAGCAGTTGCTACATGGCACCCAGCGTACCTCCTTAGAAATAACGCACTTCGCTATGAAAACAATCAGCTCGTTCCCGCGCATAAGACGGGAGAAGAGTGGTTAGAACACATTCAACTAGCAATACACCTAAGCAAATTACCCCGGAGTTTTTAGTGTCTGCTCACGATATTCGAACCCGCATGCGGGAACTTAAAAGTCTGTATGAAGATGTACGCTCTCTTGAGGAAGCTATTGAAAAAAGAAAGCTCCCTTTCAACTTACAGCGGGCTGCGATAGCCGAGGAAGAGGAGGACGCTTTAGGGCTCCTCCCAGAAAAACTAGCCGGCCTACAACGTTCTATAGAAGCTCTACAGGGAGCTATGAAGGCGTCTCTGCGGAGCAAGGCGGGTGTCCGTGGTCTCCAACTATCTGAGGGCGGGCTTAAGGTACGGGTTAGTAAGGCTCGTACTGCCTACAAAGCAGACATAGCGAAGTGTATCGAGTCTGTCGATGCTGTCAGACCTCTTCAAGCATTCTGGTATCCAGGCCAAGAGAAGAAAACACTCGACCGGGTTGTCGGCGAGTGGATGGTGGAGCAAGCCGCAAACGGTTCGCTTCAGGATTCTGTGGTTGAAAGCCTGGTAACCGAGATTGCTG